GCGTGTTGTAGGCCTTTTCGATTTCTGCTGCCGGGTACAACTTCCGGTTCATCACGATATCGTCCACGACAGGCGTGATGCCGCGAACCACGATATGTGGCTTGCCGTCGATGATTTCAGTGGTGATGTTTGAAGCGGAGTTGACGACGGTCAGCACGTTAACGCGGTTGCGTTTCATGCTGGGTCCTCATTGGTGGATTTCAGGCAATAAAAAAGCCGCTTATGCGGCTTAGATATCTTCAAATATTTTTATACGGTCATGTATTTCAATTAAATGCTCTCCATATTCTTCAGGGCTTCTGGCTTCGCTATCTCCACTTATCCAGCCGGCCAAATTCATATGTTCCCATCCATGCAAATAATGGCTTAACTCATCAGCAAAAAATGCATTTGGTACTATTACCGAGTGAGCATTACGTATATCTAGCTGTTTGCAGTTCAACCTCCACTCTCTTTCCCAAGTGAAGTTAACTCCGTCTCTCTTAACCTTATCTTTATCATTTGGGTCATATGTCACATGACGCCAATGAAGGCCCTCCGGGAGGAAATAAGCCTCATTTTTAGGTTGGTAAATAACGTGCCTGCCACCCAAGTCAAAAATAAGTGATTTACTAAAAGCAAATCCAAACTGAGTATAGCGTGATGACTGATGCCTCTTTACTTCTAATGGCGACTCGGTAAAGCAAACGCTTTCCAGATTTCTGAAAGTGTCTTTACCAGACGCATTTAGGCAGCCATCCATAACAATTTTCTTCATTATCTCGAAGGCTAACTCATCAGCTTTTTTGTTATCTTTTCCATCGTAATCAGTTTTTATCCAATGAAATACGTCATCAGAATAATCGCTATGATTATGCATGAATGAAATCCTCCTTTAGTTAGTTATCGACAGGAAGACTCCATTGTTTACGTTCAATGGTCAATTTTTCTTTAAGCCCTTCATTGAAAATGCTGCCGTCATCGTTGAGCAGTACCGGAATCTGGCTGCAATAGCAATTGTACCGGTTGCCGTTCTCAGCGTAGAAGTCCCGCACCTCTTCCGTGGTGTGGACTTTGCCGTGTCGACTGGCGTGCCAGGTTCGCGTCGTTGGCTTGAGCGCAGACAGCCACAGCAGGCCTGTATTCAGGCCAAGCCGGTCAGCGGCCCAGTCGGTTTCGTTCCACTGAGCCTGCCGCAGCGCGCCGACCTGCTCAGTCTGAGCGATGGTCTTCGCCTTCGACATTGACACATCGAGACGCTTACTGATTACGCTGGCCGTCTCGCGAGGATTTACCCCTCGCGCGATCGCATCGGTGATGATGTTGGTCAGATCGCCGCGGGCTGTGTCGCTGATAACCTTCCAGTCACTGAACGTTGTCAGCCTGGCCGCCGATATCTGGTTCAGATAACCGGGGCTGCTTAAAAGCTGCTGTAGCGTTGTCTGGCTGGCGTACACCTGCGACTGCTGCGAGAGGTTGTTGAATGCCTCCAGTGTGCCGCGCTGCGCCTCAGCGACCACGTAATCCATCGTCCAGAGTTTTTGCTCACCACCGTCCAGAAGGTAATCATCCAGAATCGACTGCACCGCTTCGAGGAGATCAGCCAGTTCCTGCGCCGACATGTCGTAGATGAACTTGCCAGCGTTGACCTGGTAGACACGAATATCCTCGCCGTGGTCGTGGCAGAGGAAGTGCCAGTTATGGCTGTTTACCTCTCGCTCTCGCCCAGTCAGGCGCTGGTCAAACAGCGCTTTCAATGCGCGCTTGATGCCGAGATACCGCGCCTCGATATCCCGGAACATCGCGGTTACCTGCTTTGCCGATCGGGTCGGGTCAACCTTGCTGCGCGGAACTATCGGCAGGCCTACCTTTGCCGTCTGTTCTGGTGTCATCGGCCAGTGGATCATCGGTAGTCACCTTATCGTCCGGTTTTGGTGGTTCTTTTGGCTCCGGCAGCGGGTCAAGCCCAACAACTTCGCGCAGCTCATTGGCTGTAACAGGCGGCTCACCGCCATAGAAGCCAGTGGTTTTCTGCACGATATCGGCCAGCTTAGATGCGTTCTCGATCTTCTCTTTCTCGCCGGGCGCCAGCAGGTCACTCCACGAAATGGTGACCTCGCCTTTGGTCGGTGGGTCGATAATCCCAAGAGTCCAGAAGCGTTCCAGCAGCGCGGTAATGCGATCTGTCAGGAAGCCATTTCGGCGCGTGTTGCGTCGGATAGCCCAGTCCGTTTTATCCTCATCGCTCGCCAGTCGCCCAGTCTGCTGACCGAACAGGATGGTGAACGGGATTTGCACGGAGGCTGCCAGTTCGTTCGCAGTGACTTCCCAGGTCGGGCCCGGGTCGCCTGGCGTAACACTCAGAACGTGCATCTGCCCGGCCTGCATTACGGCCGCCGCATCGGTACCGCGGTTCAGCTTATTGACCTTATCGCCCATCGCTTCGCCGAGATCGGCATAGCCAGCCTTTTTGGCCTGGTCAGCCAGCGTATTCATATCGGTTTCTTTGCTGAACTCGACGGCGATCTGACGGCTGGCGTTCTTCAGGAAGCCTTCAGCGCCACCACCTGACACTTTCTCAAGGTCGAGGCCCTTGTTGTAGCCGGCTTCCAGCAGCGGGATACCGGACAACACGTTGTCATCTTCAGAACCTTCGCAGAACAAGATAACGCGGCTCGGGTGTACCGGTTCTCCGCGCATCGGACCGACAAAAGGCTCATCACCGACCGGCTGCTCGTTGAAGTTGAACATCTTCGGCTGGCCGAACGTTTCAGACTGACGGTCGTTATCCCATTCGGCGACAGTTAACTGCGGCTCCCATACCGGGATAAGTTTTACCAGCGCTGACTCGCCCAGGGATTTCACCAGCTTGGTATCTACTGGCTCGTTCCATGACTTATTGTCTTTCACCTGAAGCAGCAGCGCGGAGTATCGCCCGACCATATTGCGGCGATCGGCATCCTTCACCTTCGGCCACAGCTTCTTCATAAACTTGGTGACTTTCTTTTCCCAAGCGTTTGTTTTCTCCGCTTCCTGCGCTTCATCACCGTCAACAATGACAGGATAGTCCTGCCAGCAACCTTCCAGCAGCCGATGCACCACAGCGAAGCCAGCGGCGTTGCGGCGGTACATGTTGTAGAAGTCGTTGAAGGTGATCGTGCGCGGGTAGCCAAATTCCTGGTAAAGCGTAGGTCGCTTCGTGTTTCCGCCACCGATGCCGATGGCATTCAGGTAATTCGCTCGCCTCATTTCAGTGGCGAGGTTGTTCACAGCCATTTGAAGGCCGTTATCTTGTTCGCTCACTGGCGATGCTCCTTAGAAGAATACTGTGCCGACGCCCTGACCGCTTAACTCAGTCATTGCCCACACGAGAGCATCTAGCCGATCGGGTGATTTTTTGGCAGTGGTTGGGATGTATTCCATTTGCTGGTTTTCGAGGTTGTATAGATTGCCGTGGTGGGCAACACTCCCCTGCGAATAAAGCGCTGAAATTGGCTCTGCACGGGCAAATTTACCCTTACTGGCGTGGACGCGGATAATCCGGCCCTTAAACCCGGCGTTTCTGAGAGTATCCTCAGCCATGTCGCCGCCCTGGTTGGTTTCAATGACGATCGCATCTGCCTCATGAAGGTCGTAAGCCTCCATCGCCTTCGTCGCCCAGCCGTTGGGTGAATATTTACCGCTATAATCGCCATCAGCAGAGTATTGCCTGCGGTCACCTGTGCCATAAACACTGGCGGCCACGATACCAGTCTCATCACTTTCTTCGCTGTTTGTGGCCTGTGGGTCAATCGCGATAACCGTTCGCGATAGCTCTTCAGTGATGATGAGCGCCCTAGCGGCGCTGATCATCTCCTCATTCCACAGCGCCCCCTCCGCATTGAAGCGTTTAGGGTTCTGCATATACTGAGCTTCGGCGGTGCGCCGGTGAGAGAACAGCGATACGCGGTGCGATTCGTTGTGCTTAAACGGCCACAGCCAGCCATCAGGCAAGCAGTGGTCAATCGGGATAGCGTGGGTGTTTTCCGGATAAGTTTCTTCGTAACTGCGGCTGCTATCGATGAGAACAGGCAGATTCAGGTGATACCACTTCTCACCACTCCCGCCCCGCAGCAGATATCCGCTCAGGTCGTGGTAGTGAATCCGCTGCATGATGACAATCATCGGCGTCGTCTCGATCGCCAGTCGTGATTTGATTGTCTCGTTGAATCGGTTGTTGACCCCGTCGCGGACGATCTCAGAGTAAGCGTCGTCCGGTTTAACCGGGTCATCGATAATCAGCGCGCCCTGCCAGCCTGGCTCCATATGCCCCGCACGAAAGCCTGTAACCTGTCCGGCAGCAGATGACGCATAGACACCGCCGCCGTGCTCGGTCCACCACATCGCCTTGCTGTCAGCATCATCGCGCAGCGCCATCGGCCACATTGACTGATATGCTTGCGACTTAATCATGCCGCGCGCAGTAGATGAGTTCAGCAGCGCTAGGTTATGCGAATAGGACAGGTGCATGAAACGGGCCCGGCAGTTCAGCGCCAGCCCGCGCCCCATCATATTAATGGTCGCCAACTCCGTCTTCATGTACCCTGGAGGGACGTTGATGATAAGGCGTTGAATCTCACCATCGATGACGCGATCCAGTGTTTGCTGAATCACCTTATGGTGAGGCGCAACAATCATCTTTCCGCCGGTGCGCTGCTTGAAGAAGTAACGAGCGTAATAGAGCCCGTCCTCTTCGCATTCAACCTTACGGGCAAAAGCCTTTTGCTCAGCAGTCGTCATCCTCCATCATCTCCTGCCGTGCGGATTTATATTCCTCTTTGCTCATGGTGATCGTCTGGATAGCGCCACCATTAGGGCCGGAATGTTCAAACTTGTGCTTATTGGTGTAGGCATCGCCGCATTCCTTCGCCGCCTGTTCGATGATCTCGGCCGTAAGCGCGAGGTTCTTCATGCCCTCGGCACGCGTTGCCATACGGCCGAGAACTCGAAGGCGGTACGCCTTGTTGGCGATCGGAATATCGGAGATTTCATTCTGGAAGCGTTCGCGGGTGGCATTGAACATGTCCACCCATTTCTGCGCCAGCCCCCTGCCGTTTGCTTTCG